TGTATGATTTATCGCGCTGCATAAAGTTTATAAATTGAAAGCAATGCATTTGGTCGAAAGTTATGCTTAGCTGCCTTGTTGTAATAATCTCGTCAGCATCTGGATATGTTCTTACTATATTGCGAAGTTTATCCGCGTTAAACCACAGCTGAGCATAATCAGAAAGTATGTAATTGCCTATTTGCCCATTTGTAGCTCTTAATTCTAAAACAGCGTTTGCTATTTCCCAAGCTTGCTTAATATTAAAGCCAATCAAATCGAAAAGCTCATTAAATGATTCCTCGGTAATATCTTTAAAACGAAGAGTGACTGCTGGAAGCTCGACTGTGTTACTAACAAATTTTTTCTTTCTAGCTAGCTTAATTATTTGTTTAGCTTTGGGACTTAATTTTTCAAGTATTTCCGACACATATAAACCTCCCTAAATAATAATGGAGAGCAGGGCAGGATTCGAACTCTGCTTTTCCAATAGTTAGCTGCTACTGGTATGTTGCCCTTACATCACCTGCTCTCAAAAAAGATTATTCAACACATAAGTATTTTTTAGCCTCTATGTTGATATGATAAAGTAACCTGTTGTAATACTCAAACGTTTTCTTGAAAAGATTCCAGTTCCCGCCGCCAGTGCCATTCATCTCATGCCTGTATTTCTGATAAATAAAGTCATCAGGATGCCATTCAAAAATGTCGCTGTCTTCATCCGGGAAATAAAGATTGGTAGCCTTTCCTGTCCTTGCCATATTTACATAAAACATAGACGGCTTATGGAAGTCAAAAATATCATAACAGTAAGGTATTTTAGCCACTATGTCGCATGCCATCTGGTAGGCAATTATGTTATCAGTCTCAGGCTGGATTTGCTTGTCAATCCTTTGGTTAATAAATGCTATAGCATCTTTTAAATTCATGCGCATAAAGTAAAATGTTTCCAAGCAACGAGGGAGAATATACCTTGCATCCATAATTGAAACTTCTTTGCTGTCAATCATGTCGCAATAAAGCTGCTTAGCATCTTTCGCTATTTGCTCATATCGTTCAAGAAATTCAGGTGAGTTTTCAATGCTCCATGGCACTAAAGCTGCTCTGTCCGTCCACCACTTATCACCTGAGCAGTCAGCACTGAAGCTACCGGTCCTATATCTAATAAGATGTGTTGCCTCTTGTATGCTAATACCAGATATTTTGAATACCAAGTTAATTGTTTCAAGAGCCGTTGGCAATGATTTGCCGAGTATACAATTTCGAATCAATTCGTCCTTTTCTCTTACTGAAAGTTTACGTGCATCATTTGGGTCTTCAGCCCATGTTGCTTCAAGAAATTGCGGCAAATAAGTTCTTAATTCATAGGGGGTAGGTGCTGCAATTAGCTCAACATCAATAGCTTTAAGGTTATTTTTAAGAAGTGTTGTAGGTTTTTTGCCCCACTTTTGTTCCATGGGTAGTTCAACGGGTTGCAAGCTTTCATTCTTTGGCATTATAATCCTCCTTTGACAGAAATAAGGAGGGTTTCCCCTCCTATTCAGCCACCTCGTATCCTTGAATTATCCCTTTGGCGTACTCAATCATGTTTGCCTGAATCCATTTTGCAGTAGTGCTGTAGCCAAGCATTTTAGCTATATCAATTACAACTGCAATATCAAACATGTTGGTTAGCCCTGTGTCCCTCGCTGCAAGAATACCATCGATAATATCTTGGCTTGGAACCTGAATCTTACCTCTTTCCATTTAAACCATCCTCTCGATTGCTGTAGTACCAAGCTTTAGCTTAACCTAACTATATTATACCACAATCGCCCTCGGCTGTAAATCTTTTTATTAGTTCTTTTTCAAGCCTATCTATTCTTTCGTTTACGGCGTCAGCAAAGTCTAACGTTTTGTTTCCCAAAGCAGCTTCGACCATGCAATATTGTCTTACACTGTAAAAGTCAGCGAGCTTAACGATGGCAAATATTTCATCGTCCTTACTATATAAAGCGTAGTCTGGATAATTTGTCTCCATGAAGCTGTTCTCAAATGTCTGAAGCAGCATGCGTAACGTTTCACTTAAGTCTTTTACGTTATAAGGTACGTCACTCAATATTGTTTCAGGTACGTCATGCAACAAAGCATATTCAATGCACTTAGCTTTTAGCTCTCCTTTGATGCTTAGCTTGTCGCATATTTCAAGCACAAATAGAGCTGTGAAAAATGAATGCTCAGCTACACTTTCATTGGTTAGTCGTATCCTGTTATTGTATCTAACAAGCGTTTTTAATTTATAAACTTCCATAAGATAATCATTAGCTAATAAAGGCATCATTCGACTGCCCCTTTGTATAGGTTGCGTGTTCCTCTGAGAACATTCATTATTTTGTCCTTAATAGAAATACCTTTTGAGAAAATAAATTCATCTCGACCTAAGATAGTAAGGTTTCCCGATTGAGCTAGCATTACGTTAAATTTACCGCGGGGGCCAATCGTTTCATTATAATATACAACAGGTTTATTTTTGCCGTAGGCGTAGCCAGCTTCCCATATCGTGCCCATATCCTTATCATCAGTAACAGCAAATACTAGGTCGCAATTGTTTATTTCCTTAATGTTGTCCTGAAAAGCTTTCTCGCGCTCCTCCTGTGTAGCGTTAGGGGTTAACAGAATATTTTCACGCGGGCTAAATACTCTGAATCCTATGTGTCTAAGTTCTTTTATCAGCCATTCTTCACGTTCAATTTGAGATGGGTTGAAAAATGGAGCAGCAAAATATATTTTGGGAACGTAAATATCAAATTGCTCAGTTAAACTTTTAACAACGTTATTAATACTATCAAAATCACATGTATATTTCTTTTTAATTGCGCTTACTTTAAAGAATGCTTCAAAAATTGCCTGATATATTTTCAAATCTTTTCCATGAGCTTCAGATGCTCTTTTTAAATCGCTCTCGTCAGTAGGAACAACAAGAATTAAAATAGCATCAAGCTCTGAAAGCTTTTTGTCTATTATTTCAATTTCAGATGATGTATAATTTCTTTCAAGTGCCCCATAAACAAACTCGGTCATGTGAAAACGGTCAATAACAATGTTTTCGTTTTTGAATATTTCTAAAAACCGAAGCGATGTATTAAGCTTTTCTAAAGCAACGTCTTTTGTTATTTTCATACCTTCAAAATATGAATCTTTAAAGAGCTTGAAGCCATGTTCAACAAACTTATTGCAAAGGGTGGTTTTACCCACCCTATCAATACCTTCTACAATAACTATCAATTTACATTTACTCCTCTCGATGAATGCTTAAATTAGGGTCAAATCCTTCAGGGTACCGACGTTTTAGTTTGTCAATGTTACGCTGCGCCATCTCTTCTAGAGTGATTCCACAAACACGAGCTAACTTGGCTACGTACCAAAGGGTGTCCCCGCCTTCTTCGATAAGCTTATCTACATCAAGCTCGTGCCCTTGGTCAAGTACTTTTTTCATGTGTTCAAGCGTTTCGGCACCTTCCCCGACCATGCCCATTGTAGCATTACGTAGGGCATTAAGTTTATCCATCGGGGCGTCTGTTCTTGCAGCTAGCAATTGATATTCGTTTAGAGTTAGCTTACCAGTTATCATCATCGTCATCTTCCTCGCTGTCGGTGTCATTATCATCCCAGTCGTCTTCATCATCACTCTTATCCCAAGTTTCATCTTCCTCATCAAGCTCTTCCAGAAGCTCTATGTAGTATTCTGCTGATTTCTTGGGTCTTGGGTCAAGGTCACGTTCCTTACAGAGTTGATAGAGTTCTTTTGCAGACATATCTTCATAGTTTGTTGCTTTGTCATCGTCGTCATCATCCACTGGAACTTCAATATCAGGTGAAAACGCTTTACCTATCATTTTTATCATGGCGTCACGGGTTGGAGTTTTAACCTTACTTTTGAACTTAGCCTTGTCCATTGGAATAACAGAGTAAGATGTACTTTGCTGTTTGCCTTTACGTTCTAGTACATAATCCCGGTCGGTAATGGTTCCGTAAGTTTCATACATGCTTATGAGTGCAGGGATAGGGGTACAATTGTTAACCGCATAAAGCAGTATTTTAACCTCGTTGGCATCGTAGTCATAAACGGGCCATGCATAGTTGTTGCGGGTTCTTAGCTCATCGTTATCACAGAACTTACATTTCTTTTTACCTAGCTCCTTTGCACAAATGCAATTAACACCCTTGGCAAAACTGTCGTGGAAAGTAAGCTCTAAACCTTTTTCAAAGTCAACAAGAAAGCGAACCCTGCGCTTTGTGTCGGCTTTAATAAATAGAATTTTACCTTTGCTGCCACCAGATTTAGCAATGTCCTCTTTCATACTTTTAAGTATTGACAAATCAAAACCCTCCCATCGTTTTTCTCTTAGCTGCTTTTAATAGGCGGGGCGTCATATCACCCATGTCTTTTATCCCTCTAGGATACTGAAAAGGAACCACTTTGAAGCATTGTTTCAAAAAAACAGTTCCTTTTTTACCACATTCGTCGTTATCTAAAGCTGAAATTATTGTTGTTACGCCTTGCTTTTTTAACTTTGCTATTTGTTCCTGCGTCGCCTTCCAACCTAGAATAGCACATACATATTTTATACCAAGCTGTTTGGCTTTTAAGTAGTCCATGTAGCCTTCAACCACAACGACTCTATGTCTATCATATCTTCCAACAACTGTGTTGTTCCTGCTGAATCCTTTATTATATAAGTACTTTCGTTTCTGTTCTATTTCCGGGTTGGTAGTCCTACAAACCCAACCTTTAAACGCCCCCATGTCACGCATAGGAAATATAATAGGATATGAGTCATTATAGGTTAGTTTTGCTCCGGCTTTGTTGAGAGATTCGGGATTGAAGCCCCGCTCTATTAGATACTGCTTTTCAACCGAATCCTCAACAAGCCAGTCCACTTTACGAAGATTGTAATAATAATCCTCAGCCCTCACTAACAATTTCTTTTGTTCCCTTGAGCGTTGTTGCTTTGTTTTTGAGTTATGTAAGGTAACATTATTGGGCCCTGACTTGTTCATAGTGAAACGATATAATAATTGCCATTGCTCTATAAGGGTAAGGTTATGATTGAACATCTGGATTAATTCTAGGGCCCCTCCCCCTTTTTGACAACCAAAACAAAACCATCTACATTCATTTACATCAATCAAAAGGCTTGCATTTACATCAGCGTGGAAAGGGCAAACAACTTTGTATTTTGTTTCGCCCTCCCAAAGGTTATAATGCTCAAGTACTTTAATAAATGTTTCAGGGCTGCCAGCTTGCTCATAAAGGGATTTTGCAATATCACTCGCCACCCTTAAGTTATTGTAATTGATTTGCGTATTTGAGCGTTATAACAGCCATCAATATCGTCTAATGTTAGTTGCTCAGTATCAAAAAGCTTTTTAATTGCTTCATTGTTAACTGTTTTCCTTACCTCAATTAGGTCTTTAAATTGCTTTGGCTTAATACCTGCTTCTCTGAGCAAAGATGTTAAACCTGCATAATTTACTACGACGACTTCTTTGTCAATTATTTGCTTGCCAAGCTCTTTGGGCAGCTTTTTCTCAAGCTTTTCTATATCATAAGCGATAATTAATGTTTTACTGCATGTAGCTGAGTGGCTATCTGTAGCCATGCTATTACTTACAGAGTTGTCAAAAGCTTTAATTAAAATATCACGACGCTTGCTATATTCTTCTTCAGCCTTGTCCTTTTTAATCTTCAACTCGTACATTTCATCGATTATTTTATTATAATCTTGCTTCATTTACAACTCTGCCTTTAGTGAGCTCTTCAAATATTCCCCGGGGCCAACGCTGGCCAGTCTTATACCAAGCGACTGCTTTCTTATCAACAAGATACTTCACACCGCGCTTAGTCTCAATACGGAACTTGTTGGCGTGGATTTCGATAATCTTACCACTGTACATTCTGTCGCCTACATAAAATGCTACCAACATACCTATCTCTGCACTGTCCTCGTACCTGTCCTTCGCAGGATTTCTTTCACGTCTTTCCTTCATACGCTTTTCAACTGCCTCCTCAAAGCTAAGATGTGTGCTGCTTATGCCATTTGTAACATTATTCAAACTGGCATTGTTCTGCTCAGTGTCGATCTGAGCATCTTTGGCGATGATTGCCTCGACTAGGGTCGCTTTATTCATGTCATGGCGACCGACAACTTGCAAATCTTTTGCAACCTCCAATAAGTGTTTTTTCGTGCAATTAAGCAACTCTGTCCTTCTTTCCATTACAAATCCTCCTCTAAGTAAAATTAAAAGGGGCCGAAGCCCCTTTGTTAACAAGTTGTTGAAGAATCAATATTTTCCTTGCATTCTGCAACCGAACAACATTCAAACTCCGGATATCTGTATCCTGTTCCCTGAAGCCATTCGTCTTTCGTGAATACATAAAACATTTCTACATTTTTTGAAACTGCAATTACAAAACCTTTGTATTTTTCCAAAAACATTTCCTTATTTTCCATTTTATCTTCCTCCTCTTGAGTGTTTTTGTTTTGTTGATTCTATTGTATCATAACCGCCAGAAAAGTAAACCCTTTTTTAAAATATTTTTATTTATTTTTCCCTGCAGCTTTTCCGTCCGTATAAGCTTCCCCCAGAATGTATGCTATTGCAGGTAAAATAATGGCCCAATATGCTTCCTCTGGAATGTTTAGCCCTACCATTTCATTACATATAATAAGGAGAATAGTAGCTATAGCTGTTAGCCATTTCCGGCTCTTTAATCTCTCCACAAACGGACGCATCTATTTACCTCCTTTTATTTTATCATATAAATTAAGAGCAACCGCTAAGACAAACCACTTTGACGGCACGTCATCTGGCTTATGCATATTCTTGTCGAATAGCCCCAAAGAGTGAGCTCTATCCACTATTTTTTGCTTCCATTCCGGCACGACTTCGCCTCCCTTTAAATCGCTAAATAGCCTATCCCACGGGAAACTTGGTCCCGGGCAATTCGGCCTATTTACACTATCAATCCGGTAATGTCCAATGATATGGTCCTTGTCTATAGGAATATTGTACTTTGCTATTAGCATCTTGTGTAATTCGACCGTAGCTTTATACTGCGCGTCGGTCAATAATCCTCCGGAAAGGCATTCGTGCTCTATGCCTATAGTATATCTATTGGGGTTAGTACCGTCATATAATTTCCAATTCGGCTTGTTGACAGCTCCCGCATGCCATGATGCATCTTCGTCTCTTACCATCTGATACACCTTGCCTTGTCTAGTTACCAAATAGTGAGCGCTGGCTTTCGCCTGCGGATTCCGCATCCATGACAGACAGCCCGGGAATGTGCCGGCGGTAATATGATTGACTATAGCTATTATTTTTCTGCCATTGCGCCCTTTGCTATAATTCGGGCTGGATGCCCATTCAGTCTCCACTTTCGTCCCTCCCTTCAAGCTTTACTTTTTCGCGAGTTATTTTCGATAAACTCCAAAGCTCTACTGTAGTAAAACTGAACCAAGCTACTATCAACGATGTTGGCTCACTGCCTATCCTGTAGAATAAATACAAAATAGCTATAGTAAAAGCAATATTCAAAATCAATACTAAAGCTACTATTTTCTTGCTAAAATTATTCATACCTGCACCACCTGCTGCGTTACTCTGCGCATATAATCAGCATATTTTATTTCGACCCTTCTTGCCCATTCCATAGCATCTTCGACGTCGCCATTGCATTTTTGATGCATTACTGCTTTCGCTGTTACTTTAGATAATTTTAGCTCAGCCTGTATCATTTCCATCTGAATCAACGCGCCTTCTGCTTTGAAAGCTTCTTGTTTCTCGCTTTTCTTTTGATTCTTTTTCTGGCTAACCCCAATATAACTAACTATTATTGCCGTTAGCCCCGATATTGTTGCTGATATAATCCCTGCCTCCATCACATCTCCTCCCTTCAAATTTTAAAGCCGCCCCCCTATTCGAGCGACTGTTCTGATTCATCCGGCAAACTAGCCAACGGTAATATTTCTGTCGCTGTTAACATTAATCAAAACCAAACACCTCCATAAAGCTAATTCCCGCACTTTCCTACCCGCCCGCTGGGTAGCCGAAGCACTAGGGGCGCAGGTCGAATGGGACGACACAGCCAAACAAACGACAATCAAGATGCCAATAGCAACAGAGCCGGGGAATTAAACCCCGGCTTCTGGCTCTGACATCGGTTCCTCTGCTGGCAAGGCCTCAAGTAAAACAAAGAGCCTAGCCTGTTCATCCAGGCTTCTGTTATTCTGGTTAATTAGTCCTTCTATATTACGGTTGTTGCTGGAAACCCTAATATCCTCAATTTCAATTCGTTTCATAATTTCCTCTTTGGTCATTAATCTATCACCTCCATAAGCCGTATTCCGGCGTAATTTTTGCGTGTAGCATAAAACCACCAGCCAAAACTTCTGTTGCTCTCACCGCCATTGCTTTCTTTTACCTTAAAATAGTTCTCGCCCCATTCAATCACCCTAATATCCTCGCCCTCACCATAAACCTCAGTCTTAAAAGTCCAGGGAGTCAAATCCGTATCAGGTTCTATGCACTCAAGGTGAATAGGGTCAATAAAAACAGTAGCCTTCCCGTCTTCCAAACGCCCCCTGCCTCTATCGAATAAAATTATTTCAGGAGACTCAACCGCATACTGCCTTACCCTCCCATAATTAATAGTTGGGATAACAGCCGGCTTATTGCCATCGGCTTCTAAATCTCCAGTTGCATGTACGGTTCCCAGCACATTCAATCTTCCCGTCACTTCCGTGGCCCCAGTAATGTAAACGTTATTACCCCCTATAACCACTTCAGCGCCGCTGACTTGAGCCTTAGAGCCTGCGCCCCGACCGTACAGGCTGACGACATTGGGAGATTCCAAGACTACCCGATCGGGCGAATAAGCCCTTATACCATTGTTGCTCGTTACTTCATTGGTCTTTCCTATTGTGATGGAGCCGCCTAGTTCTGACCTTAAGTCTATGCCTTTTTCATTACGTATCAATAATTCTTTAGTATCCAGTAGGGTACGTACCCTTATTTCGCCGACTTCAACAT